TGATCCCGCGCATGTGGATTGACGGCAAGAAGTGTGCCTTGGGCATTGATGCGCTGAAGCAGTACCGGGAAAAGATAGACGAAAAGCGCGGCATTTCATTCGGACCGCTGCACGATTGGACTTCACACGCAGCCGACGCCGCCCGTTATATGGCTGTGGCGCTGCAAAACCCGCCTGAGACACGGCGCAAGTCTGGGATTGCACTGTCATGGATGGGCTAAAACACCGTTCAGCATCCCTCAAACTGTCGCCCAGCGTGATTCATGGCTATTTTGAGCTTCACCACATGAAGGCCAAGAAGCCCAATCGGGGCGATGGTTCGGAGTTGATGCGCCGTGTTTGCGCCTGGGCAGACGGTGAGAAACAGCCGCTGATCCTCAATTGCACGGGTGAATTGGCTGGTTTTTACGAAAGATTCGGCTTTGAAGCGGTGCAGGAAATGCCGATCATCATGGCGAGATTGCCCAAATTGAAGTAATTGCCTAAAATCAAGGCAATATCACTAACGTCGGGATGACGCTGTGGACAAAGACACCATTGCAGACGATAAGGCGCGGTTTGCCGAAATCGAGGAATTCGAGCGGGACAACCGCATTTTGTGGCTGGAAGATCACAAGTTTGCCCGACTGTCTGAGCAATGGCCCGAAGGCGTCAAGCGCGAGCGTGAGTTAGATGCTCGGCCATGCCTGACGATCAACCGCCTGCCCTCATTCATTCGCCAGGTCACGAACGCCACCCGGCAGAACAAGCCCGCTATTCGTGTTCATCCGGTCGATGATTCGTCCAACAAGGCAACCGCTGAGATTCTGGACGGGCTGATACGGAATATCGAATACACATCATCGGCTGATGTGGCCTATGACACGGCGTTGGATCACGCGGTGACGGGTGGTTTTGGGTACTTTCGGATCAATACGGCCTACGCCGACGATGACACGTTCGATCAGGACATAGTTATCGAGCGCATCGTCAACCCGCTGACGGTGTACGGCGATGACAAATCGGTGATGGCTGATTCCTCGGACTGGAATGATGCCTACATCACGGAGCTGTACACCAAGGACGAGTTCCTAGCGAAGTGGAAAGGCGCTGAAACCGCATCTTGGCAGACTGACTACCAAGACATGAAGGACGAATGGTGCAGCGGTGACATGGTGCGTGTTGCTGAACGCTGGCTGCGCGAGGAAGTGCCGACAACCCTGCTTAAGCTGTCTGACGGTATGGTGATGTTCAAGGACAAATACCTTGAGATAAAGCCGGTGCTGGACAGCATGGGCATTACCGTCACTGGTGAGCGCCCAAGCCGCACCATGAAGGTTACGCAGCGCATCATCACTGGCGCTGAAGTGCTGGAAACCAATGATTGGGCGGGCAAGTACATCCCCATTGTGCCGGTGTACGGGGACGAACTGAATATCGAGGGCAAGCGCCACTTTATCTCGCTGATCCGCGACGCCAAAGACGCGCAGCAGATGTTCAACTACTGGCGCACGGCGAGTACGGAACTTGTCGCGCTGGCTCCCAAAACGCCCTATATCGGCCCGCGTGGGGCATTTGCCACCGACGCTGACAAGTGGGCAACGGCGAACGTTGTAAGCCATCCGTACATCGAATACGACGGCGGTGTTCCTCCGCAGCGCCAGCCCTTTGCAGGCCCGCCCGCTGGTGCGCTTCAAGAAGCTCTGAACGCTTCGGATGATATGAAGTCGATCATGGGCATCTATGACGCTGCACTAGGCGCTAGGAGCAATGAGACGTCAGGCCGCGCCATCTTGGCCCGCCAGCGTGAATCCGATGTATCCACATTCAACTTTGTGGACAACTTGTCTCGCGCCATTCGCCACGCTGGGCGCATCCTCGTTGATCTGATCCCGAAGGTTTACAGCGGTGAGCGTGTCATTCGGGTGATTGGCGAGGATGAATCTAACGAGATGGTCCCCATCAATCAGCCGCTGCCGCCTGAGTACATTCAGAAGATGCAGCAGAAAGCGCAGGATCAGGCGCGTGAAGTCGTGCAAATCTACGACCTGGCGAACGGCAAGTATGACGTAACGGTTCAGGCCGGTCCAAGCTACACCACGAAGCGCCAGGAATCGGCTGAGCAGATGATGAATTTCTTGCAAGCCTTCCCGCAGGCCGCGCCGATGGTGGGCGATTTGATTGCCAAAAACCTTGATTGGCCGGGTGCTGATGACATTGCCAAGCGTCTGAAATCCATGCTGCCGCCGCACTTGCAAGAGGGGGATAACCCGCAAGTGATGATGCTGCAACAGCAGATGCAGCAGATGGACGGGCAAGCCAAGCAGGCGGTTCAGACATTGCAGCAGCAGATTGAGCAACTGAATCAGCAATTGGTGGCGGCAAAGACAGATAAAGAGGCCGACATGTTGCAATTCCAGCTTGATGCAAAGACCGCTGAATTGAAGGTGCGCGAGTTGGAGATTAAAGAGTTTGAGGCGCAGACCAAGCGCATCGAAGTGGAAACGCGAAACGCTGAAGTCATGGCCCCTATCAACATCGCCACCGCAGCCGCCGCACCAAAGCAGAAGCGAATGATGCTCAAAGCGCCATCGGGCGCGGTGTACGAGGGCATTGTTGTGGAAGAAACACCAGAGGTGAACAATGGCTAATGCGCTGTATCCCAAGTGGAAAGAAGCCCTCATCAACGGCGCGGCAAACACTGCGCTGAGTGGCACTGTCAAGGTGGCGCTGGTGGATACCGGCACATACACCTACAGCGCAGCGCATGAGTTCCTGACCTCTTTGACGGGCCGCGTCGGCACAGATCAGACGCTTGGCACCAAGACCTATGCCAACGGTGTGTTTGACGCTGCCAATGCCACATTCACCGCTGTCACTGGCGCAACAGTGGAGTCGCTGGTGATCTACATTGATACGGGCGTGGCGGGCACTTCGCGGCTGGTGGCTTACATCGACGCAGGTGTGACGGGTTTGCCGGTGACGCCCAACGGCGGCGACATAACGATTACTTGGGATGCCTCGGGCATCTTTGCACTATGACCATCACCACCCGCGACCAACTGATCAACGCGCTGGGGAACCACTCCAGCCGCATCGTCATCGACAAGGCCAGCCTTGCCAACGCTGTAGCTGGTGCCTACTACAGCCTGTGGCGAGCCACTGGACAGCCTGGTCAAGGCGCCATTCCGACCGCTGCGGCAACGTGCAACAACGCGCTGACCGGCGCGATGAACTTCACGCAGCAGACCTCGCCGGCCACCAGCTACGGCGCATGGTCGAACGCTGTGTGCAGCAACAGCGCCGTGACCATCGAGATTCACGACCGGCTGATGCAAATGGGCGGCTTGAACGGCACCCTGCTGACCGCGCAGACCGTCAGCTTGAACTTGAACGGTGTCACCGCTGACAACATGGTGGCGCGCAGAGGCGACTCCAATTTCTCCGATGTGCAGTGGTGGGCCGAGTGGTACACGGACACGGGCGCTACCGCATCCAACGCCACGGTGGCCGTCACCTACAACGACGGCACCACCGGCAACCTGTCCACCTTCGCGGCTGGCGGTACGGTGCGGGCTGGCCGCATGATCCCACTGAATAACCTGATCCCGGCTGCTGCTGCGGGCAAGTTCATACGCTCCATCGACACTGTGACTTTGAGCGCATCCACTGGCACGGCGGGCAACATCGGCTTCACCTGCACGCGCCCGCGCATGACGATGCCGCTGAACGTCGGCAACAAAATGGAGATTTTCGATTGGGCGCAGCTTGGCCTGCCTGAAATCTTCAACTCGTCCTGCCTCGCCCTGATTGAGTTGTGCAGCACCACCAGCACCGGCGCTGTTCGCGGTGGCGGCAAGATTGCCCACGGGTAAGCCATGACCATCAAGCTCGCGCAGACCGAGCTGCCTGTTGGCCTGCGCGGCGGGTCAGATGCTTGGGATCAGCCGCAGGCATCGGTCGTCCTTGATGCGGATTTCTTCAGTGAGCCAGCTAGTAGTGGTGGGCAGTCTCTAAGCCCAACACGCTTTGACAACGCCAGTACCTTCTATCCGCCCACTGTTGGGCGTGGTGCTGTCACGCTATCGCCCGCAAGGCTGGACAACGTGCAGGCGTTTTATACGCCGACGGTGGGCCGTGGTGCGGTCACGCTTGCGCCTGGGTCGCTGGTCAACGCCAATGAGATTTACGCGCCTGAAGTGTCAGCCGCTGGTTTGCCACCAGCGCCGCCCCCACCGCCGAGTGAAATTGAACCCATTGGCGGCGCTTTCAACATTCCTACGCGCCAGCAAATGGCAGAGATGGCCCGCAAACAGCGGATTGCATTGGGGATATTGCCCAAGCCGGTGCAGAAGAAAGCCAAGGCCGCAGCCAAGCAAATAGCCCGCATTGCAATGGACGGCGGGACGGTGGCGCAAGTACAGGCCGCGCTCGACATTATTCCGCCCGCACAGCGCGTGGAAGCCATGAGCGCGGTTCAGGTTTCTTATGCGTATTACTTGGCGGTGCAGGCCCAGGCGCAACAGGAAATCGAAAGAATCCAAGAAAGCCAGCGACAAATTGCCGCAACACTTGCGGAAATTGAACGCTTATCTATAATCCAGCGTGAAGAAGATGACATTGCGTTTTTGATGATGCAAGTTGTCTTGGCTGAATAGCCACCAGCCGTTTATTGTGGCAAGGCCATGCTGCCGCCTCAGTTGCAGGATGACGGCAATCCGCAAGTGGCCGCGCTGATGCAGCAACTCCAGCAAATGGACGGGCACGCAAAACAGGCGGTCGGCCAGCTTCAGCAGCAGTTGCAGCAAGTGAACCAGCAATTGGAAGCCGAGAAGCAAAAGAACATGCAGGGCATGGCGAAATTGCAGATTGACGCCCGCAAGGCTGACATTGACGGTTACGCCGCAGAGACAGACCGTATTCAGGCTGTGCAGCAGTCTATGACGCCTGAGCAGGTGCAGATGCTGGTGATCCAGACGCTGCAATCCATGATGAACAACCCCGACATTACCCCAGGAGTCCAGCAATGACCATCCTAACCCGCGATGAAAGCCACACCTTTGTTGCCGCTGGTGTCGGACAAGTTGACCTGACCTTGACCGGTGGCGCAATGGCGAGTGTGTCCATTGTTCGCAACGGCTTTGCAGAGTCGAACAAGTATTACGAAAGCGGAAGCGTGTTCGGCTTCTACGCAGGCGACAAAGTGACGATTGCGGCTGAAAGCGGCTCTATCGACTTTGAGGTATCGCAGTTCGATAACCTCATGGTGGTAAGCGCCGACGCCCCCAGCGACGCCGATGGCCGCCCTGACGGCACGATCTACATCCAGACCGCCTGAGCCATGAGCATCAAAGTCAAAAGCGGCGGCACGTATGCCGACATAACCGGCGTGTTCCACAAACACGCTGGTGCCTATGAGGCTGTGCAGGGCGTGTACCACAAGGCGGGCGGGGTTTATGGGAGGGTAGGGGGGGGAGGGGCAGCGCCTACAGAGTTTCGATACTGGCGATTGCTTATGAGTGCAAACGATGGCAACGCCGACTACTGGTCTATGTCGCGCTTGTCTTTGTTGGACGGAGAAACAAACCTCAGTTACCCTCAAAGAGCAACCGCAACAGACAACACAAATATCGGCGTTTTAGAAACGGCCATGTCCTGTTTCAATGACTCTTTGTCTGACGAATGGGTGGGGTTAAAAGCTGTAACCCCTTCTTGGGTGGCGATTGATCTTGGGTCAGCGGTTGCGCTGACGTCTTACTACATCAGCAGTCAGCGCGGGACCACTGGTCGTACCCCTTCCGCATGGACCTTACAAGGGAGCAACGATTCTCAGACGGGTCCCTGGACTGATGTAGACACCCGATCAGGTGAGACGGCGTGGGCGATACAAGAAACGCGAAACTTTTCAATTGGCGCCTAACCATGCCCCTCACCCGCACCACCCACCCAGCCTACCTGCCGGTGACGCTGGCACAGGCCAAGGTCATCGTTGCCAATATGCAGGCCCACCACGGGATCGCTTAACCCACCCTCGCCTAACCACACCCCAAGCCCGCCAAGTGCGGGCTTTTTCATTTCTGAGCCTGCTGAGAGTGGGCAAACAGACTGATTGCAATTCTTGAAATGCTGCCATAAAATGCGGCAACCCGAAATGCACACGGGCAATTGTGCAGTTAGGCCAGCGCAGTGATGCGTCGCCAGGAGCAAAGATGGAACAACCTGAAAATCAGGATTCCGAGGTGATCGAATCGCCTGAATCAGCAGAAAACACCGCTGCTGACGTAGAAACCGATGAATTGCCGGAAGGCGCGGAACTCGATGAGTCAACCGCAGACCCCGACGAGGAAGAAGTCGAATACGAGGGTGAGAAATACAAACTTCCCGCGAAGCTGAAAGATGCGCTTCTACGTCAATCGGACTACACCCGAAAGACGCAAGAGGTTGCAGAAATCAGGCGGCAAGCTGAAGCTGAAAAGCAGCAGATTGCCCAAGAACGGGAATTCATCCAGCACAACCTGAAAGACGTTGCAACCGTCACGGCGTTGGACCAGCAGATTGCCCAATACCAGGGCGTCAATTGGGACCAACTGACGGAAAGCGACCCGGTTCAGGCGATGAAGCTGGAGCGCCAATTGCGGAATCTGCAATCCCAACGGGAACAGGCCGCAGCGGCAGTCACGCAAAGGCAAGCGCATTTTGTGCAGGTGCAACAGCAAGAAGCTGCAAGGCAACTGCAAGAAGGCCAGCGAGTTCTTCAGCGTGAGATACCGGGGTGGAATGAATCGCTAGCGCGTGAGCTGGTCGCTTACGGACTGAAGCGGGGTTATGCGCCTGAAGTGCTGCAAAACATCCGTAACCCTCAGTTTGTGATTGATCTGCACAACAGCTACCAATTCACGAAACTTCGTGAGAAAGCGTCACAGAAACCCAAAATCGTGCAGGAAAAGCCGGTCACTCGCATTCAAGCCACAAAGGCGACTGCGACCAAAGACCCGGATTCCATGAGTGCCGAAGAATGGGCGAAGTGGCGTAACGCGCAAATCCGTAAGAAACGCTGACCTGACTATGTTTCGTTAGCGTACTGGTATTCGGGGAAGTTTGGGGAGAGGATTCGTTTGCGAAGTGTTAGCCGTTTGATGCCAAGTTGTTGAGCGGCAATATTGACGGACGGATACTGTTGATTGAAAATCACACATGGCAAAGCATTGGGGCTGTTTTCTCGCATTTTTTGCTTGGCAGACTCAGCGCATTTATAGCCAGTAGGACGAGGCGGTGGCTTTGAACCAAGTCGAATAGAAGCATCACGTTGTTTCTGTTTCGTCAGTTCAGAAGTCGTAGAGCCGAGGCGCAATGACCGAAGTTTGGCCCTGCCAGCTTCAGACATATGGTGGCCTCTAGAACTGTCAGGGTGGTGATCGCGCATGTGAACAACAGGCGAAATCCACATCAAGTTCTCTGCTCTGTTGTCTTGTTTGTTGTGATTGATGTGGTGAACGTGGTGAGCGTCTGGTGGTTTATGGCACCAAGCGGCGGCAACAAGGCGATGAGCAAGTTGCTGCCGTCCAACAGACAAATACCCGTCTTTCCGCATGATCGGTTCAACAGGCTTGCCTTTCCTCAAAAAACGACCGCAGCGTGAAACTGCATAGAGATGATTGAATGCCTTGTATTCAACACCATCGTAAATGTAGGAGAGCATGTGGTAACTCCGAATTAGTATGTCTAGTGTAACAGAGTTTGGGGTAAGTACCAAACCCTTAACTTGAAAGATTGTTATCATGTCTAATTCTCTGTTGACCCCCACCGCAGTGACCCGCGAGGCGCTGCGAATCCTCCACCAGAAGCTGAACTTTGTCGGCAACATCAACCGCACCTATGACGACTCGTTCGCCAATTCGGGTGCCAAGATTGGCGACTCCCTTAAGATTCGCCTGCCGAACGAATATACCGTCCGCACTGGTGCCAACCTGTCCACGCAGGCAACCACCGAAACCAGCACCACGCTGCAAGTCGCCACCCAAAAGGGCGTTGATGTGTCGTTTAGCTCTGCTGAACTGACGCTGAGTCTTGACGACTTTTCGAGCCGCATCTTGGAACCCGCCATGTCGGTTCTGGCTGCGAACATCGAAGCCGACGCGCTGACCATGTACCAAGATGTTTACAACATCGTGGACCAAGATGGCACCGCCTTCTCGTGGAACACCGTCCTGAATGGCCGCAAGGTGCTGAACGACAACCTGACGCCCATGGACAACCAGCGCGCTGCGCTGCTGTCAACCGGCTCCAGCGTGAAGCTGGTTGACGCTCTGAAGGGTCTGTTCCAAGACTCGACCGAGATTGGCAAGCAGTACCGTGAAGGCAAGATGGGCCGTTCGGCTGGTTTCGACTTCTACGAAAACACGCTGCTGGTTCCGCACACCACTGGCACCGCTGCCAAGACTACGGGTTACACCGTGAACGGCGCAGTGACTGCCAACGGCTCTACCGCTGTGACCGTGCAGACCGGCTCCACGACCTTCAAGAAGGGCGACATCTTCACCGTGGCAGGTTGCTTCCGCGTTCATCCCGAAACCAAGGTTTCGACTGGCGTGTTGCAAACCTTCGTGGTGACTGCCGACTACGTAGGTGGTGCTGGTTCGCTGTCGTTCGCTCCGGCGATCTACACCTCGGGCGGTCGCCAGAACGTGACTGCCGGTGGTCTGCCCAACTCGGGCGCTCTGGTCAAGGTGGGTGCTGGTAACGGCGAACTCATCAACGCCGACATGGTGTTCCACAAAGATGCGTTCGCCTTCGCCACTGCCGATCTCATCATGCCCAAGGGTGTTGATTTCGCATCGCGCCAGGTGCTGGACGGTATCTCTATGCGGATCGTGCGCCAGTACGCGATCAGCACTGACACGATGCCTTGCCGCATCGATGTGCTGTATGGCTACAAGGCCATTCGCCCGCAACTGGCTGCGCGCATCCACAACGACGCCTAACCAAGTGGCCCCTTCGGGGGCCATCTCAAACACACGAAAGGAAACGAAATGGCTTTTGA